GCGGCAGCCTCCAATGTAAGTGGGTGTATGTAATTAGACACGTTTGTAATACTTGGGTGAATAGTCACCTTCCCAAGATACAGAGCGAAGTGTAGCTGGGGCAGGGTGTGATGATGTTAACGTTACGTCTACGTTTGTGTTTTTTTCATATACAGGTACGGTTTGTATGTGCTCTTCTAGATAAGGTGATCTAGATGCGTCATAGTCATCCATAATTGTTGACTCATATACCTCTGTATAATCGTTTTTACCTACACGTTCAAGTGTGGTTTCATATAGACCTATCTTACCAAAGTGTAATTTAAGTCTATGCAGTACAAGAGATGAGTTTACATCAGCTCTAGAGCTATTACCTTGTTGTCGGGTAGCATAGAATGTTGGAAACTTAACTTGGTATGGGTATATATAACCTATTGTAAGTGTTACACCACTCCAATTTCCCGGTACAGTAAGCGTGTTAGAAGATGGATCTTTTGTAGCTTTAGCATATCTACCTTGGTCATTAGTAGGGGCTGGAGTACCACCCTCGTCAATAACCACTAAGTCATGATTAGGTGTAGTGACTGTACTTAACCAGCCCACATTACTGAAGGTTGTGGTGTTGCTAGCTGAATCATAGCTACCACCGCTAATAGTAGTATGATTATCCACATGAAGTAAGAAGTCGACATTGTTTATACTTGTTGAAGGGTCATTTTCAGTCTGCACTAACTTAATACTTTGTAAATAATAATCAGTATCTAAAAAGAAATATTCATCATTAATAATAAAATGATATACTAATGGATTGTTAAACTTCCATTTAAACCATGCAGCCTGCTGTCTTTGTTCAGATACTTGAAAATATTTATAACCAAAGACTGTATCTGAATCTGTCTTACCTAACAATATTATAGAGTTTTCTCTAGAGTTTGTCAATAAGTCTATGTCTTTTGGTAGTAATGTAGGTACAACTTTACTTACCTCTACTATACTAGGCTCTCCTTCACGTTGTATGTTTGCGATTTCATTAAAGCGGCTAAACTTACCGGAGTTGTCAACATATGCAATAGTTGTGCCTAGAGATATCGGAGGTATAGTTTCGTTGTAATTAAATGTAGCTATACTACGTAGCTTTGCAGTATCAGGGTTGAAAACTGTATCATCTGCTGCAAGTAGGAATTGTTGGTTTGTGCTAAATACTACCAAACCAGTGTTTACTTCTATACCATCAAATAATTCTGATGGAAACATAGAGGCAGCTGATATATCTACAGGGTCACTTGCAGATGTAGTGAGAGCTGTTTCGTTAAAGAAGTCAGGTGTACCTAGTGTACCCGGTCTTGATGTAATTACATTCTCTCCTGACAGCAGTGCTAATCTATTACGGAAAAATAGTACTTTGTTTATACGTGCACCATTGTCTAAATCTACAAAAGAAGGTAGAGGATTAGTTACATCATCACCTACTCGTCTTTCTTGATAATCAAACTGTTTAACAGTAAATGTAGTTGTAGCTGTACGTTGTATAACTAGTGGCATGTTTGTAAGCCTTTTAGCTATACCAGCCTTTGCACACTCAGACCAAGAGCCTACACCATCTCTATCATTCTGACCATCAAAACGGAGATAGTAGTCATCTTCATCTGACATTCTAGAGTTAGAAATCTTTACTATATATCCATGTTTACATTGATTAGGTAGATTTTGTACGTCATTTACAGAGGATTGAAAGCATCGCATCAAGTCTTCCTCAACAACCTCTACACTAAATGGGTTTGAGCTTGATAAGTAAATACCTGTACCTATATGTTTACCTGTAATACCTGATGGTAAATCATCTATAATACCACCAATAATAGTATCAGCAGTAACAGCTGTATCAGCATTAAAAGGGGTAGGCGATGGTCGTATAAGGCCGTCACCATTAGAGGATATTGTAGCATTAACACTTGTTTCTTCTATTTCAGTTACAGTAATATCTATATATGCTTGACCGTCAGAACTGTTTGCAGTAGAAGCATGCTCTGGTATAACACGAACTACATCACCAACTTGCCATCCTTCACCACCATGTAGCAGTACAGGTTCTATATTATAACTACATCTATAGTTCTGTCCACCGGGGCCATTCTGGCTAGCACTATAGTTAGGGCTAACACCTTGCTGACCTAGAGCTGTAACTCTAAATGTTAAGTTATCTTTACCTGATGTTAATACATTACCACCACTATCCTTTACATCTTGTATATTTTCTGAAGCACCATAACTACTTTTAGCTGTTACAGCATAGACTTCTGTACCTATACCGGGGCAGTGACCTGAGCCGTCGGTTTCATCAAAGCTGTGTCCAGTAACTTTTATTTTTGTAGCTCTTCTAAGAGTTGTAACTGTAGCACCATTATTTATATTAACACCATACTGTCTACCATTTTCTGTACGTAAGAGTTCTATGAACCCGAAGTGAGCATCTGGTGTAGCATCTGTTAAAGGCTTAATTGTAACATTACCAGAAGTAGAAGCACTACTAGCAACAGTTACAGTAAATGTATGAGCACCAGCTACTTCTACTGTATAGTCTCCATCAGCAGTTTGTGAACCAGATGTAAAATCTAAATTTACATTATCACCAGCTGATAACCCATGATCGGTATGAGTAACTGTTACAGTTGTAGAACTTTGACCATATGTGCCAGAAAGTGTTGTCCCAACGATAGTGTTAGCATTAGAAGTATCACGGCTATTAACAAAAGTTGTGTCATTTATTGTTAAGAATTGTAAGTTTTCTGGTGCGCTTGTAGCTAGATATGCCTGTATAGCTGTTTGACCTCCCTTGCCATAAGCTGTAGTCATCAGTTGCCCATCACTACAACGCCATACTCTGACTTGACCATCAGCAGCTACTTGTCCAATGTAAGATCCTTCTGTCTCATCACGAAAGTAATGAAACCACGAACCACCACTCTGTACACTCGATAGTGCATCAGTGCCTATGCGTTTAGCACCCGGTCTTTTAAATAAACCTTTGGTTAGGTCTGGTATTGCATTTGTTATCTCTGTTACCTGACCGGGAAACTTTAGCTGGTCAGGCTGTTCTGACATTCCTAGTGAGTATTGAGGTATAGTTTGTGTGATACTTGCCATTATCTTCTAAGGTTTCTCCAAGGTTGATAGGTTTGATAAGTTGTGTCGTCTTCAAATCCAAACATACTATGATCGCCCTGATTGCACTCATACTCCATGAGGGCAGCTCTAGCAAGTGCTTCTTGTTGAGCTAGTAGTTTTGCTAACTGAGGGTTTGCAACTAGCTTTGTAGCAGCTACTCTTGAAGCTCTGTATGTTATGTATCTTCTAAAGACAGTAGGTAAATCTTCAAATTGATATAATCTGACAACATCAAGATCTAAGTCACTTGTAAATACATCAGTGTGATCTTGCTTGTCATATAGAAAACCGTTACGGCGTACAAAGTTATGTGTGCGACGTGCTTGGTTATCGTGTAAGTCCATGGAAAGTATATCATTACCAATGATTATTTTACCATCAGTATTGATAGAAAACTTTACATGTTTTTCTGTGTTAAAATGCCACCCCTCTGCTTGTGTGTCTACGTTAGCATCACGGAGTAGGTTGTAAACCATTGCTACTTCTGGGTTGTCAAAGTTAAGAGTAGTTAATGGTGATTGTCCGATAGCCCCCAGTATACTGTTTACTGCGGATAGTTCGGTATCGAGATCAATAGTTGTGGAAGCCATAAATAAAAAAAGGAGGCCGAAGCCTCCGTATAATGTGTAAGTTAGAAAGCAGCGTTTCCAACAGTTGTTGATTCGCCAGCAGCGTTGCGGCTTGTTGCCACACCAGCTACGAACTCAACAGCAGCAGCAGGGTTAAGTGCGTCTACACCCATAGCTAGACGACCTAAGATAACATCTCCTTGGTATACCACGGATATGTCTCCAGATGTTGTCTGAACTTGTGGGCCGATTGACTCAACGCAAGCAGCAGCTTCTTTTTGGAAAACAAGACCACAGCTGTTTTCAAACGCAGAAGTACCGTTACCATAAGAGTTAACAGTCTTTGTTGTTGAAGAACCAGCAGTCTCATCTTGCATAACAACTTCTACGAAGTCGCCAGTTGCTCCGGGGTCTGTAACACCGGGGTTTGTGTTAGATGCAGTACCAAACTTAGTACCAAATCTGCCAAAGAAAGGAATGTTCATTGACTTGTAGATGGTGATACCAGCTATTTCAATGATTCCGTTACCTGTTTGTAACGCATCTCCTCTCTCGTTACGGTTGATTAAACCGTTAGTCTCTATGTTCTGGATAAGTTCATAGTACTGTCTTGGGTTGAGTACAGCTACTCTACCTTCTTGACCTACTCCCTTTTCATCTAGTGCAGCAGCTGCATCATAGAAACCATTGATTAGACATGTAGAGTCATAAGCAGCTGTACCATCGGTAACACCACTTCTGGTTAGTCTAATCTGTGTTCCACCGGGCTCTTTGAAGTTAGACTTCGTGATTGGTGAAGCTTGTCTTGCAGCTTTTGTGATAGCTCTGAAAGCTTTTCTGTCATACTGCTCTGCAAGAGCGTATCCGATCTTACGAGAAATTTCACCACGTAGGTCGTAGTGAGCAAGTGTCTCGTCAAGTTCATAGACAAATGCACTGGAGATCAATAGATCGTCAACAGTCACTGTCTTTTCAGCTACTGGAGGTGCTCCATCAGAGTTACCTAGTATGCTGTTGCCGGGTGTATGATACTCGGCTGATGTTCTTCCTGTGAAGATAAACTGAAGTGACTTACCAGCTGTAAGTGTTCTCTTCATAATAAGGTCACGTGCTATCGTGTTCCTTTGGAAGCCTTTGAACATTTCGCCGGAAAACAATTTAAGGTATAATTCCCTCTTGCTTCCAGTCGAGTTCGATTGACCGGGTGCGGTTATGCTAGTGGTCAATGTTGAGTTTTGTTGTGACATTTCTAAGAATGATATTAATTTACTTTTCTCAGATCTGAAATTTTTTTGGCCATTTTTGTGGTCTATCCCACCGTCTAGACGGCTCAAGGTATCCAGCGTACTGGGCTCTCGCCAATAGAGATGGGAGGACTTGAACCTCCCTGTACGGCCTTAACCGATTACTCTTGTGTACTTGATGCCACGATATACGAATGTTACAGTCATGGTAATCTCCATATATCCAAGCCCCGTTCCATGCTTGGGTGTCATGCGTCTCTACTTTCTAATACGTAGAGATGAACGGACGGGTTTTTTCTTCCGTCTCGAGTGATTATAATTAATCCTCTTACTACTTGTCTTAGTTCTATTGAACTTGGCCTTCTCGCCTTTAGACATCTCACCTGTAGTCTTAGGTGTTTTAGATGACACACGTCTAGATGGTCTGCAAGCTGGGTAGCCTTTACGCTTCTCACCTTTCTGTCTGCCACAGGGCTTACCAGTTTTGGTGTCGAC